GAAATCCATCCACCAATTACACCTAACCCTGATGAAACAATGGAAAAGATTATGTATAGATCAGGTCAACGCTCTGTTGTGGAGTGGATAAAAGATCGAGTCAGTGAGGAATAGATATGGGAAGAGCAAGATCAAGACGTAGACGAGGTAAGACTGGAGGTCAAGGTAGCGGAGGCTCTGGAAAGGGTAAAGGTACTGGAGGCTCAAGAGGAAGATCGTCTAATAATAGAGGAGGTCAAGGCAGCGGAGGATCTGGTTCTGGTAAAGGTACTGGAGGTTCTAAAGGTAGATCAAATGCCAATAGGAATACTAAGAAGAACAACAACAGAGTCAAAGTTAATAAAACCAATGAAGCTAACAAGCAAGCACGTGTAGATCGTAGAAACGAACGGTTAAAGAAACAGTTTGGTCTCGACTACAACGACATGAAGGATAGTTTTAGAATTAAGATTAATCCAACTCAATGGCTTGGTGGCTTTACAGAAAAAACTGGAATACCTACAGGAGCTATAAGTAGAAATCTTCCAGGGTTTATTAAAAACATGAAGATTGACCACCAACTTAAGTCACCTAACAAAGTACGTATAAAACCAGGTGATAGTAAGTGGGGTGGTGGAGTTGCTAAAGATATTCTTTTAGCTACGCAAGCCAAGCAAGCTCAGAAGGCTCAACAAAAAGCTGAAACGAAAGCACTTGATACCCAGTACAAAAACGACCAAGCAATTTACAACAACAACAAAAACAACATGTCACAAGCAGCACAAACAGATGAACAGTGGCTCCAAGATCAATACATGTCTAAGTTTGGAAGATCCGCTGATACAAAAACAACAGGTGGAGCTAACTATTGGCTCGACCAAATGGCTAAGAACCCTACGTCTCATACTAGAGATGAAGTAGCACGAATGTTAGGAGCTTCAGCAGAAGCTAAATCATTTGCTGGAGATGGAGTCGTAAGACCAGGTGGTGTAAGAAGAGACCAATCAGTTTACTCTCAGGGAGTAGCTGGTCAAGAGTATGCAAAACACTTCCAACCAGGAGGTGCTTTAGCAGGTCAAAACTCAGCTAATACTTTAAATCAAATAGCTGCTAACACATATGGTCGAATGCCTGAAGCCAAGGATGGTGAAGCAGTTGCACAGGTTATGCCAGGTGTTGATGGAGGTTACTTCCAGTTTGCAGATCAAGATGTTGTAGCTCAACCTACTCTTCCTGGTGCTCCAAAAGTTCCAGGTACAGATGGATGGTGGAATCAGTTTGCAGATGCAGATGCCTTTAAGAAATTCTTAGGTGAAGGACAACAACCAGCTAAGCAAGATGGCATGGGTGACTTCATGAAGTTCATGATGCTTATGAATGTCATGGGCGGTGGACGTGGTGGCGGAGGTGGCTACGGAGGTAGTCAATTCGGCTATGGCGGCATGAGTCCAGGTGGTGTACAAGCTGCTTACGATCCTATGAAACAGCTACAAGGTATGGGTACATGGTTCAAAGATAACTTTGGATCAGGCTCAACAAGTACAGGAAATATTAACGCAACCTAATAACAATGACAGCAAAATCTAGATACGACTATTTATCAAGCGAACGTACACAGTTTCTAGACGAAGCAGAACAATCAGCGGAATTAACTCTTCCATATTTAATCACTAAGGATTCATACCAAAAAGGTATGCGTCATCTTCCTACTCCGTGGCAATCAGTAGGAGCTAAGTGTTCAGTGACATTGGCTGCAAAACTTATGCAGTCAATGCTCCCTGTGCAGACAAGCTTCTTCAAGCTACAAGTAGATGACACACAACTAGGAGAGGAGTTTCCTCCAGAGATTAAATCAGAACTAGACTTATCATTTGCAAAGATTGAACGCACTATCTTAGAAGCTGTAGCAGCATCTAATGATCGTGTTGTTGTGCATGAAGCTCTCCTACATCTAGTAGTAGCAGGTAATGCCTTGATCTATATGGGTAAGGATGGTTTAAAAGTATATCCGTTGAATCGCTACGTCGTAGAACGAGATGGGAACGGCAATGTGATTGAAATAGTAACGAAAGAAACCATTGCTAAGAAACTAATAGCTGATCAATTACCAGAGGATGTACTTAAACAGTATGACTCAGTAGTTGATAGCGATCCTGATAACAGTGACGAGTGCGATATCTACACCCACATCACACGAGACAACAACAGATACGTTTGGCATCAGGAAGTACACAATAAAAAACTACCCAAGTCCCACGGGAAAGCCCCTGTTGACGTTAGTCCTTGGATTCCATTGAGATTCAACTCAGTAGATGGAGAGGATTACGGACGGGGAAGAGTCGGTCAATTTATAGGCGACTTAAAATCATTAGAAGCACTGTCCCAAGCCTTAGTGGAAGGGTCAGCAGCTGCAGCAAAGGTTGTCTTCACAGTCTCACCTAGCTCTACGACGAAACCAAGTACCCTTGCTAACGCAGGGAACGGCGCAATCGTGCAAGGTAGACCTGATGACATTGGAGTCGTACAGGTAGGTAAGAGTGCAGACTTCGGTACTGCATTCCAGATGATGCAACAACTAGAACGTCGTCTTAATGAAGCGTTCTTAGTTATGCAAGTCAGACAAAGTGAACGGACAACAGCTGAAGAGGTACGCCTCACACAGATGGAGTTAGAGCAACAGTTAGGTGGACTATTCAGTCTTCTTACTACAGAGTTCTTACTTCCATACTTAAGTAGAATACTTAATCAATTTCAAAAGTCTGGAAAGATACCAAGACTACCCAAGAACATTGTTAAACCTACCATCATCGCTGGTGTTAATGCACTAGGTAGAGGTCAGGATAGAGAGAGCTTAGGTCAATTCCTAACAGTCATCTCTCAGACAATGGGACCAGAGGCAGTACAGAAGTTTATTAATCCAGAGGAAGTTATTAAACGCCTAGCAGCATCACAAGGTATTGATGTATTGAACTTAGTGAAGTCCATGCAAGAGATACAAGGTCAAGAGCAACAAGCTCAACAGATGGCTATGCAGCAACAACAACAAGATCAGCAAATTGCAATGATGAAGACTCCTATGATGGACCCTTCTAAGAATCCTGCATTAGCTGGTGATCAACAACAACCACCTGAGCAAGAATGAGCGAAGAACAAACTTTATCAATGGAGCCAGTAGTTAATACTGAAAATGCTGGTTCCGTTGATGACTTATCAACAGAAGAAAAAGACTCTCTATTAATTGGAGAGGACATGGAACGTCAGCAGGAAGGTTTACTAGCTGGTAAATATTCAAGTGCTGAAGAACTAGAGAAAGCTTATAAAGAACTCGAAGGAAAATTGGGCGAAAAATCTGAGCCTGTTTCGGAAGAATCGGATTCAGAAAATGAACCTGATGAGGAAGTCTCGGATGATTATGAGCCAAATATATTAGATGCTCTCTGGGAAGAGGGAACTAATGACTCATTGTCTGAGGAGACCTTTGAAGAGCTGAAGAATATGGACCCTGTTGAAGTAGCTAAGTTAGCTATGGAACAGAGGAACAGATCACAAGCACCTCAGTCCAGAGACTTTACTGATCAGGACGTTGATCAGATCCAAGGTCTAGTAGGAGGCGAGGAGAACTACAACCAAATGCTTGGTTGGGCGCAAGGTAATTTACCCAGTCAAGAGATTGAATTATTTGATGCAGTAATGGATCAAGGTAATACCTTAGCTGCATACTTTGCAGTTCAGTCAATGGCTTTAAGGTATCAGGACGGTGTTGGTAAAGAAGGTCAGATGGTCACAGGTAAAGCACCTAAATCAGATGGAGATACCTTTAAGAGTCAACAGGAAATGGTACAAGCTATGGAAGATCCAAGGTATAACGATGACCCTGCATACCGTGAAGCAATCATAGAAAAACTACAACGATCAGACATTAACTTTTAACTATGACAGATAAAAAAAAGAAAGTAGATCAGACTGCTTTCGCTAGTGCTTTTGTAGATAAACTAAAGAAACAATCAGAGAAAAGATTGTTTGGAAAACTAATAGGTACACATAGAAACAAAACCCTTACTCAATATCAATAACTATGCCTAGAGGAAAAGGAACGTACGGTACTAAGAAAGGTAGACCACCTAAGAAGTAGGTAGACATGGCGACCTGACAGTTCATCATCGCCATTCACCTATCTTGAATTTCAATGACAGTTATAACCGAATACGGTAGACAAAACATTTTCGCTAAAGAACCACCTATAGAAATCATGAACGAACAAGAAGAGAACTTTCTTATGGAACAAGCTGAAAGAACTAACGGTCAGTTAGCCATGCTTGGATTCGTTGCTGCCATTGGCGCATACATCACAACTGGACAAATCATTCCAGGTATTTTTTAAACACTTTATAAATGACTACAGCCACATTAACCAAACCATTTGACAACTGGCAGCGTTTCTGTGACTGGACT